CTGGTCCCCATCTATAAGATCATCCAGTACGGTAGGAAGGCACTCTTTAGAATGGTCTATTGAGGAACGCACCTAGATTTAAGTTAATAACCTAAGTCATTCCTATGAAAACATCTGGCAAAGTTAAACTATCTTGTCAACTCGTTGACGAGATGTTCACTTCACTCGGAATGTCTTCACAACCAGTTCTCTCTGAATTGGTTGCCAGTAATTTCTCAGACTTCGAAAAGAAGTATGGTACTCGAATGGCGTGCCTAATGCAGAAGTCCGTCTATAGCGATTTCATACGTTATGTACTTGAAATCAAAATAGAACCGTCTTCTCCCATATGGATGAAGAGAGATAAGGAAAACATTCCCCGTCTCTATTATCCATTGAAGAGGGCCCTTGACAAGGGTCTAAATGAAAGTTATGTATTATCCTTATTAAGGACATACGAATCTGTTCAAATAAATCCGGTACCTGATGTCTCTTCAATTACTGAAGATTCAAAAGGTGGACAAAACTGGATCAAAGTCCATAAGGAATCATTCGAATCCTTCTTGGTTAATTCCCGTTACGGAAATTTTCTCAAGAAGATCTTTGAACAATCCCTATCCGATGTTAAGTCACAAAACATGAAGGGTTATGGTCTCCATTTTACTACTAAAATGGGAACTATAGGCCCCGCAATGTTGTGTGCTGGTAAGGAATCTGAATGTCTAAGTGATACCTTAGTTGGTATACTTGATTCATTCTCCCAAAACTTTGGAAAGGTATTTAAACCTCTCTATGATTTTGGTTTTCAGGATAATAGGATCCAAAATTTTGTTGATGTTATCAACTTAAATAAAGAATTCTATAAATCCGAAAAGGTTCCTCCTATGACAAAAGACCCTAAAACTTACCCTTTTACAGGGAAGGTGGCTTGTATCCCCGATAAAGGGGGCAAGTCTAGAGTCATTGCAATAGGTAACTATTGGGTTCAAGAATCATTACTAGATCTTCATAAAGTAATTTATAAAGTTCTACGCAAGATCCCACAAGATGGAACGTATAAACAGGAAAGTGCTGCAGACGCAGTACGATCTGTAAATGCAAACCATGATGTTTGGTCTTACGACTTAACGGCTTCAACGGATAGATTTCCGTTAGAACCACAAGTGCAAGTTCTTAAATTTCTCTCTAGACAAATTGGAGACGGTTGGGAAAATATTCTCAATAATCTAAAATTTGAATTTAGAGGAAAACCAATAGAATACAAGGTCGGACAACCTATGGGCCTTTACGGCTCATGGGCAGTCTTCTCCTTAACACACCACAGCATCGTACAATACTCTGCTTACTTAGAAAGGAAGAAATATCCTTTTAAAGATTACAGAATATTAGGTGACGATGTCGCGATTTGGGATCAAAGAGTCGCGGTCCGATACAGTGAGATTATGCAGAATTGCTTAGAGGTGAAAATCTCTAAACAAAAGAGCATAACACCAGATCTTAAGAAACCTCAATCAAATTCCTTTTCAGCGGAATTCGCAAAGAGGATATTCAAGAACGGGAAAGAAATTTCCCCTGTAACACCAAACATTCTATTAGATTTCAAGAAGGATTACATCCAACTCGTAAACCTGTTAGAATGGTTGGCCCGTAGAGGTTTTATACCTCCGAACGGGGTC